GACTTGTTAGCCTCAACTAGCTTGTTTGCTGTCTCCCAAGTAGCTATTTCTCTATCCTGAAAGCGAATCTCATAGCCTTGTATATCAGGATCAACAACATCTCTCCATCTAAAGACAACACTCTCTCCGTTTTGCACAGCGTTAAGAACAGCTACATCTGATGGAGGCGTAGTTTTTCCGACAACAGTATGGGTGAATGGTTCGCTCCAAGGAGAAAAGAACCCGTCTTTTACCCCACGAGCCTGAACTTCATACTCTATGCCCTCGTCAACATCAAAGATTGAGATGCTATTAGCGGATGTAGGCTCTATAGTCTCAAAGTTGTTGTCTCCTACAGGCCGGAAACGTAATTGAGTTTTCTGATCCCATCCCGGAAAAGACCCAACGCTAGTTTCTACTAACATCCTAACTCTAAGAGAGCCATCATCATCAACGTAAAGAGCGCCTTCATCAGACCTGATTTCATCAATAACAGGCTGTTTTGGTAGAATCCTGTTCGGGTCAACAAAATCAGTTATTACGGGGTCAAAATCAGGGATGTTTCCAGTGAAAGCATCGAGAACATTTGGCGCTGCTGGAACACAGGTTGTTGCTGCCGTCAATTCTCCTTGAGGCTCAATAGAAGTGACCTTAACGTCTATGCTTTCTTTGCCAGAAACGCCAAAGACTACAAGCTCATCTTCTTGGAGATTTTCTACCGCAGTCTCCAAAAAAACGGTCTTGTTTAGCGGCCCTGAGCCAGGAGTGCAGCCTACGGTCGAGATAGTGCCGTCTTGGTGCTGAATCTTTATGCCGTAGTCTTCGCCTTCGTCAACGACTACTTCGTCCAGCTCTATCTCTGTGTCGCTCACGACATTAGAGATTCGGCCTGCTGCGATCCCTACAAGAATGACATCATACTGTAAGGTTAAAAGGTCGCCCCTTTTGTACCTTAGATGCTGAACATCTTGACTGAAAGTGTATCTTTCAGGACGCAGTCTTTGTTGAGCAATATGAAACCTTCCATAACGCCAAGCCTGATCCGGGTCTGTTACGCCTTTTGCCTCAAGAGTCTCGTATTTCGTAGCGTTAGTAGCATCATACCCATCATCGAAAACCAACCTTTCTGTGTTCTCGTAAGTTGATCTATCGACGAAACGAACTCTCAAGGCTTCTGGTACATCGACATTAGCAAACTGATACCTAAATCCAAAACTGTTTCTTGGGCTTATGATCATTTTAGGAACAGTTTGAACCGTGTCTCTTACAACAGTTACCTTAGAGTCTGGGCTGAAAGCCCAAGATGCCAGCCCACAGCCAGCAACTTCTCTTGCTCTATCTAGCGTTGTACCGCCGGCGTCAAAGACTCCGTTATATTTGAAGCCTTCTGTGTCACAGAAATCAGCCCAGTTAGAAAGCGCATCCGTGTCAAGATCAGACTTAGGGAGTGGCCTTCTGTTTGCTGTACCCGTCCAGATGTCTGCGTAAACCCACGCCGGGTTATTAGTAGGCTGTTCAACCCATGCCGACCCGTTCCACACAGGAAGAACTGAGGTTGCTTCGACAGAAAGGTCGTCTACCCTGCCATTAAGCTGGTCTGTAGCCTTGATACGCAGAGACATAACAACTGTATTCTGGACATCGAAGGCTTGAACTGACCTGATGGTCCTAAGTGCTGACCAAACAAAAGAGTTTGCAATGGCGTTTGTTGCAGAGTGTTCAGTTTTAATCCTTGTAAGACGAACATCGTATTGTCCGGTAGGGACTTTCCAGCGATATCCTTCCCTAATACTCTCTTTCCTGCTAGAGGAAATTACGAACTCTTCTTTCTCTACGATCCAATCAGTCTGTCCAACCTCTCTGTACTCTATCTTCCAGAATACCTTTGCATTTCTTGTCTTTGCTTCTTCATTGACAGAGTACAGTCTTCCAGAGAAATCAATGCTTATTTCGTCTGCGTTAGGTTGAGTAGTCCTGATAGCAGAGGTATTCTCTACTTTTACTCCGTTGCTGTCCAGCTCTCCTTCGTCATTAAAGCCTGTGCTGAAACCGGTCGGCTCCTCAATAATCTGATCGGTGTAGAGAGTCATTTGGTCAGGTGTTCCGACCTCAAACTCAACATCCTCAAAATCATTTATATTTGTCTCACCAATACGGATTGGAGAGCCAGACAGAGAGGTGTTCTGGTCAATGATAGGCTTTCCTGAGCCGACAGTGACGCCACCAATATCTAGCGGGCCGTAACCAAGGCAGACCATCATGCGGATGTATTGATCTTTTCCTTTGATTTCCGTGTACGGCCTCGCCGTCATTGGAATGGGCGGATATATTTTGAACTTCCCATACAAGCGGGGGATTGGTCTGAACGCGGCCAACCTGTTACTAGCGCCAGTCAAAGATTCAAGTCTGTTAAAAGACTCTGCGTTGTAGCTAGGAATATCTGGGATTTGTGGAGGGACTAACTGATTAAGTGCGAAGTTACCAGCAGCAGCCAAACCAGCAGAGGTTGCATAAAACGCGAAACCAGAAGTTGCACCTGTCAATGCAGTCGCAGCATAAGGGGCAGCAACAGCAATAGCTATCGTTGCCACAGCCCTAACAATATCGTTGCTTAGAACATCTCCTATGGCATCTGCTGCACTATCAAGAGCGTCACTAGCATCATCAGCCAAGTCATCTTGTTGTTCGTCATCTTGTGGCATTGGCCAAAGAATAACGTGAGCATTATCCTTGACCTTTGTTAGTTTGTGAAGCTCTGGAGCAACTTTCCTGCCATTGATAAACGCTTCAACACTGTTTGTGCCAGCAATCTCGTAAATAGACTGGTTCGCAGCCACATCTGCGTATACCCAGTCTGGCTTCAACGGGTGTTTACTTGCTTGTACAGTAACGCTCATTTGAACCCTTTATAACGGTAGAAGCCTTCTATCCTTTTCTTCCATCTAAGAGAGTTGTACTCTTCTATGCAACTTGTTCCGTTCTTGCTGTAGTTATGCAGCATGAAGCCGTCACCAACGACAACCCCTATGTGCCAAGGCCGTGACTTTATAAGAACAACGTCACCTTCTTTTGGTTCATATACTTGACGAGAAAGACGAGCAATAGATGACAAGACAATTTTTGTTTTGTCTTTGCTTTCAGATTCTTCTTTTAAGCCCTCGTCTGGGTTGTTAAGATCAACCCCGTACAACTCAAGAAAAACCGTCTCGACCAACCTAAAACAGCCGTTAGGTTGAACATAATCTAAACCGATGTAAGGTCTATACTTATCAATCGACATTGCTGGGAGCAAACTGATCTTTAGGGAATGCGTCGTCTATAGCGCCTTTAAGAACAGAAGCAGTTAAATCTATTGTTGTTGCCGAACCACCTGCTGCCGACTGAAGTTCAAAATTAACAGGCCCAAACTCCACAGTATCTGGACTTTCTGCTAAAACAATTTCATATCGAATGTTTGCTTTTACTCTTTTGCCGGCAAGGTTTCTTAACCTTCTAATGATCCTTTGGTCAACAGCGTCAGCCATTATCTTAATTGAAGGCGCTTTATCCTCGCTCTGTGTGGACGCTGATACACCAAAAGGGAACCTCTGAAATGTGCCCTCTGTTCTTTCCAAGTCCTGCGTATCGTTTACAAGATACAGTGGACTAATCTCTGGGTGAGATATGACCAAACACTGCAAAAAAACCTTACTTGTTGCAGAAGACAGAACAGCTTGCAAAGCACCTTGGCTCAATGACATTACGGAATAATCTCTAGTTGCATATTTACGCCGTAAACTTCACCGTCAACTACAGAAATCGTTGGCGGCTTGTTGGCTGGAAATCTGAATGTCGCAGCGTCCCCAGTGATCGGGTGAACCCAATCAAACTCTAGGCTGCCCATTGCAAGGGTGTTTTCCCAGAAATCTATGAGTGTTTCGTACTGCTGTGGAGTAAGATACATCCTTCCAGACACAGGCTGAACAGCGGCGGTAAACCTTTTCCTCTGAAAAGCCTTGCCTGTTGCCATTGAAGTCCTGATAGCACCTGTTGGCGGTTTTATACTAAATCCGTCTTGGTGCAATTTTTGTGGTAGTGTAGAAGGCCAAGTCGCCATATCTTAAAACTGTCCTGTTCTAGTTCCGCCGTGACGCCTGAACATTCCATCTAACTGGCCTTGGGAGTCAAGTCTGTCGATACTTTGTTTAATCATAACGTCAATGTTGGTCTCTCCGTTGACGTTCTTTTTGACCTTCTGACCAGAAACAGATACAGGCTGACCACCTTCGTTAATTACATTGACAGTGACGTTGCCACCGCCCATTTCGTGATTAGGAACGATGCGTCCGTCTTGACCGGGAACGAACAACTCTGGTCCACGCTCGCCTACAACAGCGGCTTGACCGCCTTGAACGTTACCGCCATTTGCAAAGAATCCTCCGAAGAAATCACCAATACCA